TTGATTGAGTCTTCCTATAAAACAGGCGCTAAGTATAACAATAAACAGATCAAGAAAAAAGCTACGCCTAGAAAGGTACAGCAAGCTATAAAAGAGACTGAAAGAACTACAGGTGTCAAGAAACAAGCGAAGGAAACGCCAGAAGCCTATACAAAAAGGGCTTTACTGGAAGCAACGCCAGAGGTTACTAAGGCTGACATTGCTAGAGCCAAAGCAGCTAAACAGAAACTAATAGCAGCCAGCGGAGCAACAGGTGCTGGAGCAGCTAGTGGTGTTGTCTTAGCTACTGACGAATAAAAAAGGGGCCGCTTGGCCCCTAAGTTTTACTACACTATCTCACATGCACCACCTACACACGCTAACTCCTGACTTCCTGTCGTGTTATCCTCTTCCTCGTACCTCTCCAGATCATTCCAATCCACACCCACTGGCATCTCTGCTACTAGCTTATCGTACTCCTCAGCACTGATGTCCTCATAAGGAGCCTGTTGATATACATGGTCACTATATGGCAACAAACTAATACCACTACACAAGTCAAAGTTTTCCCATATCCACTGTGCTACTTGCAGGAACTCATCATCAGTGTAATAAACAGTGATGCTTGGTTTATGTTCGCACCAGTGGTTCTGATATGCTTTCCAAAGTTCTAGCTGCTGCATTGCACCTACCTGCTTGACAGTCACAGAGGTCTCTGGTGCTTTCACAGGGAAGCTAAAGACTGATGACGTAGGTGACATGATGTCCTGCTCTACTGGGAATCCGGCCATGCCCATGAAGACCGCAAGCGGGTCTTTGTGGTCGCTACGTACTCTGCGAATGTAATGCTTAGAGTAGCGAGGATGTATACCAGAAGCAGAATCAACAAGCTGAGATACAGTACCGCTTGGCTTAACACATGTAATAGCTGTAGATTGATTAATCCCCAAAACTCCAGCCCACTTCTTATTCGTTTCAATAGCAACGTCACGTACTTCCTCCAGCCACTTGGCTAAATCTTTAGACTCTCCTTTACTCAGCAGGTAATGATCCATGATGCCTGTCATGCTGACACCCAACAGTGCCTCTTCCTCAGTGTTCTTCTTCCAACAGTTACGTAGGTATCTGAAGTCTGTCAACGTAGCCTGTAGTGTACCAATGATAGCCGCCATCTCTGCTTTCTTCTTGAGCGTAGACAGTGTATCGTCAGGGCGTACTACAATCTCTGACAGGTTACAGAACTGATTACTACGTAGTATAATCTCAGAGCATGGGTTAGTACCAAAGTCCTGCTCAGGGTCTCGCCTACCGTTACGTGCTGCAATCTTCTGTGCTGCTATACGACTAAAAATACCACGCTCTCCCGCCTTACTCTCGTACATGTTCTGCATCTCGCCTAAGAAGGATTCAAAGTCTGGCTTCTCAGTGTACGCTACGCTGTTGTTAGCAAGCCTACGCTGCCCTTCTAGCTCCCACCAGTTACCTGACTTAGCCTTAGCCATACGTGGGTCAGACAGGTTAGAGAGGCTAATCAGTGCAGACCTACGTACACCACCTACCACTACAATGTCAGCTATCTTACACACTACATCGTGACACTCAATAGATGTCAGCTTGCGTCCTGCTGCCTTAGTGAAGACCTCTACACAGAAGTTAAACAAATCCACCAGAGGCTCTGGCCCTGACGCACGGCCACCAAAGGTCTTGAGTCTAGCACCGGAAGGACGTACCTTACCCATGTCCCACTTAGGTATCTTACCAGCGTACAGCATAGCGATTAGCTCACGGAATGCAGAGGCCCATCCTATCTTGCTGTCAGCTACTACAATCACGCTGTCAGTCTTGTGGAATGTCTCTGCAATGACAGGTAGCTTGGTGATAAAGTTACGCTCAACACTGAAGCCTACGCCTGTACCACACATAAGCACGTACATCAGCTCGTCAAAGCTACGTGGTGAGTCAATGGCTAGGTAGCTACAGTTAAACCCTGCTACGTTGTCCTTAGTCAGTGCATCCCCTGCTGTCATCATGCAGCGCATGCTGGGCATAACGTCCATGTTATGTATAGCGTCAAACATCTTAGCACTGGTCTTCTGATCTAGTTGCCCACGGTCAACCCAGAAAGCTACATAGCGGTTGACTGTCTCAGCCCATGTCTCTCTACGCTTCTGCTCAGGTAGCCATCGTGCGTAGCGGCTCTTATGTATAAACTGTTGATACTGATCCATCTTGTTCTCCTGTTATAACCAACCTAAGTTAGTTGCATTGTGTATGATTATCATAAAGCATGTGAGTATGTGTATTGCCCACCAAAAGGTGCGTACCGCAGCTACTGTGTCTGCCTGTTTGTCTGTGCTTCCAACCTTCTCTCCTAAAGACTTTGCCCAGATTCTCCACCATCTTCTAAGCACTAGCTGTTCTCCTCTTCTTTCCAAGTGACATAATTATAAATAGCTTCCCAAGGTGTTTGTCCGTAGCACTCTATGCCCTTTGAAAACCACAAGAAATCAGCCCATATAATATAAGCATTCCAAAAATCTTTTGGATTTTTATATGAAGTATGGTTTTCTCTGAAGTAATAGAAGCCTAACAAAGATCGTGTCTTTTCTCCTAGTTCATAAGGATTCTCTTTTCCTATAGCAAATAACTTTATATAGTATTCTCCTTGAGAAGAGCATCTTCTATAACAAGCAGATAAGGCATTAAAATAATTAATCATTAGCTATTCTCCTCTGTCACCATTGCTGTTAGCTTGTTTAAGTACCAGCCTGCCTTCTTCAAGTCCTCTACCTGCTTGCCTTTGTAGTCGTAGCGCCATAGGTACTTCATACAGTTTCCCTTGAGGTAGCCCTTGAATGCAACACTAGACATAGACTCTTCAATAGCTTCAATACATTCTATGTTGCCTGTGTTGTAGTGTCGTGGCTTGTTTATATCATCTATAATATCTTCAGCCTCCTCATGTGCAGCCCTCATCCACGCCTCTAACCCCGTGGCTTGTTTCTCTATAGCTGGTGCATCTCTACGTACTCTATCCCAGTCTGCTGGTGTTGCGTCATTCAATCTCATCTTCAAAGTCCTCTGCTATTCTGTCAAAGTTTCTAATAATCCTACGTTCAAAAGCCTCTACTAAATCATCCGGTGTTATAGACAACAGCTCACACAGTAGCTCTTCATCTAAATGTAACACCATCTTTTCTTTTAACTCCTCCAATGTCATGGCCATTAGATTTTCTTCCTTTTGATGTACCGTGTCATCTCCTTGGCTGTCTCTACAGTGTAGTGTTGGAACCCTTCCTTCTCACACCACTCTCCCATAGTTATCTTGCCACCCTTGCGTACCTTCTTGCTGGGGTTTGACAACACAAAGATCAACTCCCACTCCGGCATTGAATCTCTAATGGCTGTGTACTTCTGTGTGTCACCTACCCTGAAGAACCCTTTGCACTCTATCAGTATTGCCTTGTCCTCGTGTACGAAGTCCGGTAGATACTTCTTGTGTACTGTGTACGGTATACCATACGGCTCAAACTTGTACTGTCCATCTAACTTCTCTGATAAACCCTTCTCAAGTCCTGACCTAAAAGCCCTCTTCATCTGGCATTACCTCCTGTACCTTGGGTTCTTTTACTACGTCTACTAAATACTTTGGCCCGTAGGAGTAAGCGAAGACCCGTAAGTTTGGATAGCAGTGGTCTTTGAATTGACAGTAAGAGCATCCAATAGCCAGCTTTGAGTTTCCTGATTTGCCGTCCGGTATAGGTTGGTAACACCACTCCGCTGGTTCTGGCTGCTCTACTAGCTTTTTTACATGCTTCACCCTGTCCACTATGTCACCCTTTAGTGCCTCATAAACAGGAGCCTCTGTGTCGTTCAGGTCATACTTGAGATACGTTAGGTGTCCGTTGGCCTTGTCCATTGCCAGCCACCCGAACTCTGTAGCTCCCTCTGAGTGAGCGTAGGCTTTGATCTGATCAATGTAACCGAAGGGATCGTCATAGGCCAGTGTACCTTCCTTAAATTTCTTGAACCCAAAGCTGCTTGCTGACTTGACATCAGTAACAACACCATCAATCTTACAGTCCATGTGACCCACGATGCCTTCAACCTTACATACCTTCTGCTCATCAGTAACTGTGTGTCCAGCCATGCGGGTTAAGAACAACAACATCTCTTCAATTAAGTGACCATACATAAACTTGACGTAGGTGTGTGGCTGTAGGTCTTCACCTTCTGTACCATTAAAGTGATTCCAAAGGTACTTGTCGGTGCGGCCAATATTTGACAGGCGTAGCCTGCGGTTATCCTCTCGCTTCTTCCGACCAAACTCTGTACGCATTAGAGCCTTGACACCTTCCCCAAACCTATCTATCTCTGCCTCTACATCAACAGAGGGATCAGCGTCCTTGCTGACCATCAGAGCGTAGATGTCCTCGACTACATTGTCCGTTGTTTTATGAGTATTCATGTATCACTTCCAGTATTAGTTCGTTGGCTATAGCAGAGGGCAACCTAAACCACTCGTTGATTCTGTCACACTCCTTGGCTAGTCTTGTATGTGCCGCTGCTTCCGCTGCTCTTCTGTCATCTACATCATATGTATATAATAACTGGTAGTCTCTAAAGGGTGCAGATGTTTGATAACCATTAGCCCTATCGCTTGCATCCACTGCCATGCCTACCTTGACCCAGCCTTCCCATGCAGGATTGGTAATGACGTACACCTGACCCTGTGGGCTGTCCTTGAAGTTCTCTAAGGAGCTGAAGGCTGCATCCTCAAACCCTTTGTAACGTCCTGCTTTGTACAGTGGGTGGGACTTGGGTACGTATTTACCATTAACGTACATCTGTTTAGCGTTTTCTTTCTTCTTAGTCTCTGGGTTGTCCTTGTAGTACATAGGCTTCCCAGTGGCAGGGTTAATGCGTGGCTGCCCAACTGGTTCCGACTTTGTAATCTCCTGCGAGGGGGCAGTTGAGTTTGTAGTGGAGTCCGGCAGCTTCCACGCAGCTTGTTGCAAGCCTTCCGAAAACCTCAGCCTTCTCTTGTCTGACTTCTGTCTGGATTTCATCATGTATATTCCCTAGTATATTAAAGTCTATACCCCATAGTATAGCATACTCGTGCAGTAAACACAAGGCTTTCTTCATAACTATTGCCCCTGCTGACTGGAGTAAGCTATTCAATGCAGCGTGTTCTGATCGTATGGCGATCCGTCTCCTATCCAAGCCATAAACATAGCCTCTTGTAGCCGCCATTCCAACTCGTGTTCGTAACTCTCCAAGAGCTGGCGTATTTGCGAGGAACTTTTCCTTAAG